AAAAAGGCGAACTCAACGAATACTCAGAAGGTGTTAACAAAAGAATAGCTAAACTTACGCGTAAGATGCGTGAAGCTGAAAGGCAAAAAGAAGAAGCTATTGCATACGCACAAAATGTTCAACAACAAGCAACCAAATTAAAAACTCAAAATGAAAACTTAGGTAAAAACTATACTTCAGAACTAGAGCAAAAAGTTACTGCTGGTATGGCTGCAGCTAAAGCTAATTTAAAAACTGCTACAGAAGCAGGGGACATTGATGCTCAAGTAGATGCACAAAGAGCTATTGCACAACTTGCTATGGAAGAAGGTAGATTAAAACAAATACAAAATTTACAACAAGAAAGGCTTAAAAGAGCACCTCAACAGCCTCAACAGATAGATCAAGTTGCTCAACAAATGCCTACTTCACAGGACATATATCAAGCAGCACAGACTATTGATCCAAAAGCAGAGGAATGGTCAACTAAAAACTCTTGGTTTGGTACTGATAATGCAATGACTTACACTGCATTTGATATACACAGAAAGCTTGTAGAAGAAGAAGGTTTTGATCCTACAAGCCAAGAATATTATTCTGAAGTAGATAAGAGAATAAGACTTGAATTCCCACACAAATTTGATAAAGTGGTGGAATCTACAACATCTGCACCAGTGCAGAACGTAGCAAGTGCTAAACGTCCGGCCGCAAAGGGACGCAGAAAAACTGTGAAGCTCACACCGTCACAGGTAGCAATTTCTAAAAGATTAGGTGTGCCACTCGAAGAGTATGCGAAACAATTAGCCGCGAAGGAGGTATAAGCATATGACAAAAAAAGATACAGAAACTAAAACTGTTAAAACTTCCCGCGTGAGCGAAACTAGGGTTCAACAAGAAAAACCTAAAGTTTGGGCTCCTCCATCTTCTCTGGATGCACCACCTGCGCCAGATGGTTATAGACATAGGTGGATACGTTCTGAAAGTATGGGCTTTGATGATTCAAAGAACATGTCTGGAAAGATAAGATCAGGATGGGAATTGGTGAGAGCCGATGAATATCCAGGATCAGCGTACCCAACTCATGACAAAGGCCAATACGCAGGAGTGATTGGGGTCGGTGGCCTATTGCTGGCTAGGATACCAGAAGAACTCGCAAAGTCGCGTGAAAATTATTTTAGACAAATGAATAATGATCGCAATGAGGCTTTAGAAAACGATGTTTTGAAGGAACAGCATCCAAGCATGCCGATTAATCAAGATAGGCAGGCTCGTGTAACTTTTGGTGGTACAAAGAAGGACTAATCCTTTAGTAATTCCTACCCATCGATTTTAATAACTTAATTTCCTTAAGGAGGAATATAACATGGCAAATAAAGACGCACCCTTTGGTTTTAGACCAGTAGGGAAAGTTGGTCAGAATAGAGATAACGGTGGTTTATCCGAACGTTTGATTACCGCAAATGCTACAGCTATTTACCAAAACGATTTAGTAAAACTAAAAAGTGATGGATCAATAGAAGTTGCAGAAACAAATGTAGCGGTTGTCGGATCTCTCAACGGAGTTTTCTTTACTGACGTATCAACAAGCAAACCCACTTTTGCAAATCATTTGGCAGCAAGTAATACTGCTACAGATATAAAGGGGTTTGTATACGACGATCCTTATCAAAGGTTCGAATGTCAATCTGACAACACTGGAGCTTCTCAGCTTACTGATATTAACAATAACTCTAATATTACGTATCTGGCAGGTTCTACACCGAACTACATTTCCAAGTCGGAGTTTAAAGATGGCGATTTAGCAGCAGGAGCAGCTACACTAAGACACTTAGGTTTTTCAAAAGACCCTGATAATAGTGATTTTGGTTCTGCAAATGTTAACATAATCGTTTCTATCAATGAACACCAAGATGGAAAAGCAGTTGACGGTATATAATAATAGCATTTAGGAGGACATAAAAAATGGCTATATCAAGACAACAACTAGCAAAAGAGCTAGAGCCAGGTCTAAATGCTTTATTTGGACTTGAGTACAAAAACTACGAAAACCAGCATGCGGAAATCTTCGATGTTGAAAGTTCAGACAGAGCTTTTGAAGAAGAAGTAATGTTAGCTGGTTTTGCTAACGCATCAGTTAAGCCTGAGGGTTCTGCGGTATCTTTTGATTCTGCTAACGAGACTTTCACTGCACGTTACACTCACGAGACAATTGCTCTCGCTTTCTCTATCACTGAGGAAGCTGTTGAAGATAACTTGTATGATAGTATCGCTAAGCGTTATACAAAAGCACTAGCAAGATCTATGGCTAACACGAAGCAAGTGAAAGCAGCAAACGTATTAAACAATGCGTTTGACTCTTCAGTAACAGGTGGTGATGGTAAGGAGCTTTGTGCTACTGACCACCCAGTAATTGCTGGAACTTTCAAAAATGAGTTAAGCACTTCTGCTGACCTTAACGAAACATCACTAGAGCAAGCTTTGATTGACATCGCTGCAATGGTTGATGAGCGTGGTCTAAAGATTGCAGCAAAAGGAGTAAAAATGATTATTCCTTCTGAGCTTCAATTCACAGCTGAAAGATTAATGAAAACTGCTAATCGTGTTGGAACTGCTGATAATGATATCAATGCACTTGTATCTAAGGGAATGATCCCTCAAGGTTATGTGGTAAACAACTACCTAACTGATACAGATGCGTTCTTCATTAAAACAGACATTCCTAACGGATTAAAAATGTTTAACAGAGCAGCTTTAAAAACTGCTATGGAAGGCGACTTCGATACTGGAAACGTTAGATATAAAGCTAGGGAAAGATACAGCTTCGGCTTCTCTGATCCTAGAGGTATCTTCGGATCTCCAGGTGCTTAATCACTAGATTAAGACAACAATATTAAGGGGCCTTCGGGCCCCTTTTTATTTGCACATTTACATTTAAAAGCGTATACTCGACACACTGCGTTAAACAACTTCAATGTAGGGCGAACACCGCAGGTTCGATTGCCTAGAAGACTGCATTGAAAACTAGGAGGATTAAACTATGGCAAACCCACACTTTCAAAGTATGATTACTTTCGCTGGAAACTCAGTTTCTACGAAACACTTAAAAGACCAACCAATGTTCCAACAATATGCATCGGATCAAACGTTTTATGGTTATTCAAATGACTTTTTTACGTATCAAGCTGATGATTGGACAATTACAACAACTGAGGCCGGTACAGGTAGCGCAACCGAAGCTGTAACTTCGTCAGCTGGCGGAGCTTTATTGCTTACAAATGCTGCTGGAGATAACGACAACGACTTCTTACAACTTAAAGGAGAGTCTTTTAAATTAAGCTCAAGCAAAAGAGCTTATTTTTCTGCTCGATTTAAGTGTAATGATGTTGATCAATCAGACATTGTTATTGGTCTTCAAATTACAGACACATCACCTCTTGATGTTACTGATGGTATTTTCTTTATCTCTAATGACGGAGATGCAGGACTAGACTTTTTAGTAGAAAAAGACAATAGTGCAACAACAACTGAAGACGTTGCAACACTAGCTGATGACACTTTTATAACTGTAGCTTGGTTTATTGATCCAGACAAAGACGCTGTTTACTATTCAATAAATAATGCTGAGCCTGTAAAAGTTGCTAACACTAATTTACCAGATGATGAAGAATTAACTGTATCAATTGGTATTCAAAACGGTGAAGCAGCAGCTCAAACTTTAACTATTGATTACGTAACAGCAGTAGTTGAAAGATAAAAAATAAACTCTGAGTAGGGGGGTAATGCCCCCTATTCTTTTAGTAGGAGAAAAATAAAATGGCAGACGTAGTATTAAACCAAGAAGGCAGTACAGCTTTATTTTCAGGAAATAAAAAAGTAATTACTCATTACAACAATGTTTCAGACAGTAGTGGTAGTACAACAAAAATTCTTGACATATCAGATTATTCAAACGCAGCAGGTAAAGAACCTGTGTCAGCGACTTTAAATAAAATTTGGTATAGTGTTTCAGTAACAGCAAAAGTAGATTCATTAAGGTTGTCTTGGGACAACTCAGGAACAGACCCTGTTTTTCTAACTCTTGAAGGAGATGGTCATTTTGATTATAGCTCAATAGGTGGTATTCAAAATAACAAAGCTACAAACTTTACCGGTGATGTAAATGCAACTTTACCTGCTTGTACTAGTGGGGATAGCGCTTCAATTACTTGTGAGTGGATATTAAATTATTAATAAGGAGTAGCATATGCCAAACACTACTTCAGGAACAGCAACGTTCGAGAGTAGCTTTTATATAGATGAAATTCTAGAAGAAGCTTATGATAGAATTGGTGTGCAGGAACTTACTGGTTATCAATTAAAATCTGGAAGAAGATCATTAAATATAATGTTTCAAGAATGGGGCAATAGAGGAATACACTATTGGCAACTTCAAGAAACTAATATTGATCTTGTTGAAGGACAAGCTGAGTATCATTTCTTTAGAAGTGCTGCTGATGATACAGCTGATACTAACAGAGCACAAGCTACAACCAATCAAACACCGTCTACTATTTTTGGTATGGATGATGTTCTTGAAGCTACATTCAGAACAAACAGAACTCAAACAACACAGAACGATACAGCCATGTCAAAGATAGACAGGTCAACTTATTCTGCGTTGTCTGGTAAACTAACAAAAGGTCAACCTAGTCAATATTATGTACAACGTTTTATTGATAGAGTTACAATAAGCATATACCCTACGCCTGATTCAACAGCAGCTTCTGCTGACATGAGAATTTATTATATTAAAAGAATAGAAGATGCTGGTGGTTTTACTAATGCAGCTGATGTTCCTTATCGTTTTGTACCATGCATGGTATCTGGACTTGCTTATTATTTATCACAAAAATTTAAACCAGAGTTAGTTAATGTTTTAAAAATGACTTATGAAGATGAGTTAAACAGAGCGTTAACTGAAGATGGTTCTTCAACTAGTACATTCATAACACCGAAAGCGTATTACCCAAATGTCTAATTATGCATCAGGAAGAAAAGCAAAAGCAATATCAGATCGTAGTGGTATGGCTTTTCCATATACAGAAATGGTAAAAGAGTGGAACGGAGCATTTGTACACAAATCTGAGTTTGAAGCAAAGCATCCACAAATAGAACCAAATATACATAAAGCAGATGCTCAAGGGTTAGCTAACGCAAGACCAGATAGAGTTGAAACAGCAGCACCTAATTTATTAAAAAGCGATTCTTTTAAAACAGGAACTGCTGGTACCAGCGCCATTACAGTTACAGAAGCAGGTCACGGCAGGTCAAGTAGTGATACTGTTCGTTTTTATGCAGCGGTTAGTTTTGATGGAATAACTGCGACCAACATAAATAAAGCAGCAGGTTATACAATAACTGTTGTTGATGCTGATACTTACACATTCACAGTATCGACAGATACGGCAACAACTGGTAATATACAAGGAGGAGGGTTCCGCGCTTATGCTGGACCTACAACAATAACACCATGACAACATATTCAGAGCTAGTAACACAGATAAGAGAATATACAGAAACAGATAGTAATGTTTTAACAACAACTATTATTAATGATTTTATTGAACACGCAGAGTTAAAGATATTTAGACAAGTAGATTCTGATGCATTTAGAGCATATGCTACGGCCGCTTTAACAGCGTCTGACCCTTTTATTGCAACACCTGGGCAAGTGCCAACAGATTTTTCATATGTAAGAACAGTTGCTATATATAGTGCTGCTGGTTCTTTGGGTGGTTTAACTAATAACGAACGTATTATTCTAACTAAAAAAGATCAGTCTTTTATGTCAGAATATTGGCCTAACAGAACTAGTACAGGTATACCAAAATACTATGCAAACTGGGATCAAGACACATTATTTGTTGCTCCTACACCAAATGCAGCGTATACTATCGAACTTGCGTATATAGCGCAACCAACAGGACTATCTTCAAGTACAGCAACGACTTGGATTAGTAATAATGCACCAACTGCTTTGTTATACGCCTGCCTTATAGAAGCATTTAAGTTTCTAAAAAATCCTGAAATGATGGCTATGTATACACAGTCTTATCAAGGAGAAATTCAAGTCTTGTCTTCAGAACAAATGGGTTTCAGAAGAAGAGATGATAACAGAGATGGCGCGGTTAGAATACCAATTCCATCAGGAAACCCGTAAGGAGATTTTATGGCTAATGTAATTAGTAATGTTTTTAAAGACCAACTTTTAAAAGGTAATCACAATTTTCAATCAGGTGGTGACACATACAAAATAGCTTTGTATACATCTTCACGTACCGCAGCGGCGACAGACACAGGATATGATGTAACTAATCAAGTAAGTGGAACTGGTTATACTGCAGCAGGAAACACATTAACTAACAATGGTGTGACTGGAGGATCAAGTGCAACAACTGCGTTTATAGATTTTGCAGATACTTCTTGGACTACAGCAACAATAACAGCGCGATACGCTCTCATCTATCAATCATCAGGAGCAGCAGCGTCAGCAAGTGCAGGAGCAGTTTGTTGGTTAGATTTTGGTGGTGACTTTGCAACAAGCGCAGGTACATTTACAATACAATTTCCAGCAGCAGGAACGAGTACAGCAATTATAAGGTTGAGTTAGGAGTTTAAATGGCATTAGTCCTTAACGATAGAGTCAAAGAAACTTCAACCACAACGGGCCAAGGCACGTTAGACTTGGCTGGGGCAGCAACTGGTTTTGAAACATTTGTAACAGGTATTGGTGATACTAATACAACTTACTATGCTATTGTTCACGCAACAGATGGCACGTGGGAAATAGGTATTGGAACTATTGGTGACGCGTCTCCCGACACTCTAACAAGAACCACGGTTATCGATACATCAGCAGGTAACACAACTAAAATAAATTTTGCATCAGGTACAAAGAATGTATTCTGTACACTACCTTCAAGCAAAGCTGTATTCCTGGACGCAGACGGTGACGTTACATTAGGAGCTAATTTAGATGTTGGTGGTAATCTAACAGTTACTGGCACAACGACATTTAACGGTGGCACACTAACTCTTGGTGATGCAGCAACAGATAACATAGCGATTAACGCAACAATTACTAGTAACTTAATATTTGAAGGTTCTACATCTGACGCACATGAAACTACTTTAGCACCAGGTAATCCAGGTAGTGATATTACTTTAACTCTTCCTTCTTCGGCAACAGATACTTTAGTAGGTAGAGCAACAACAGACACGTTAACAAACAAAACATTAACAACGCCTGTTATTGCAGAGATAGACTCAGGATCTACAATTACATTAGATGCGACCACGGATATAATATTAGATGCAGATGGCGGCGATGTATTTATTAAAGATGATGGTACAAGCATTGGAAAACTTAATACTGACGCTGCTAATTTTGAAATACATTCTCTTCAAAATAATGCAAATGTTCTTATTAGAGGTAATGATGGCGGGGCAACGATAACCGCTGTTACTTTTGATATGTCAGAAGCAGGTGCAGCTATTTTTAATGATAAGATTACCGCTGTCGGCACTTCTGTATTTACTAACCTAGATATTTCTGGTGATGTAGACATTGACGGTACATTAGAAGCTGATGCTGTTACAGTTAATGGCACTGCTTTGTCTAGTGTGATCGCCGGGACAACAGTTACACTAGCATCTACAGTAACAGTTACCGATAGCACAGCTAACACAAACTTTCCTATTGTATTTCACAATGAATCAAATGGTTTATTAGATGACACAGGTGCGTTAAGATATAACCCAAGCACAGGAGAATTACTTGTACCTAAACTAACTGTAGCAGGTACAACTACGACTGTAGACACCGTTACAATGAACGCGCAAAACGCAATAATATTCGAAGGTGCTACAGCTGATGCCCATGAAACTACTCTTACAATTATAGATCCTACGGATGATAGAACAATTAATCTACCAAACGTTTCAGGTACAATACCTGTACTAGCAGCTGCAAGCACAACACAAATTACATCTACACCTGAAGAATTAAATATACTAGACGGTGTTACATCAACAGCAGCAGAACTAAACATATTAGATGGCGTAACTTCTACTGCAGCAGAACTAAACGTACTTGATGGTATTACCGCAGTAGTAGGTGAGCTTAATGCATTAGATTTAGGCAGTACAGCAGTCGGTACGGCCATTGCTTCTAAAGCAGTTATTTTAGACTCAAACAAAGATTATACAGGTATTAGAAATTTAACTATTACAGGCGAGCTTGACGCAGCGACTTTAGATATTTCTGGAAATGCAGATATAGATGGCACATTAGAGGCAGATGCTATTACAATTGGCGGTACATCTACCGATACACTATATGCATCACCAGGATTCGCGGTTGCGATGGCAATCGCGCTATGATATAAGAAACTAGGAGAAAAATATGGCACAAGATTTTGAATCAAACGGTAAAAGAATAACAAATTCTGCTACCACTATCTTTACAGCAGACAGCGATGATGCGGTTGTAGGTCTT